CTAGACATCGATCGCGATCCTTCTGAAAGGGCCCGGCCCGAAGACATCGGACAGCTGCGCCACATGAATTTCGAACGGCTCGGTAATGCCGTCGGCTGCCTGCATTCCGGCGGGATACGTCCAGCTGGACTGCCCAAGCGTCAGCTCGCGCTTCACAAGTCCGCCCTCGACGACACGCAGCGCATAGGCCTCGCTCGTTTCGCCCAGCGGTACCTCGACCCCTGACCAGCTGTCGCCGTCAATCCGCGTACGGCGGATCCAACTCAGCACGAGATCACCCGCCGCGCTTCGTTGCGCCCGCAGATGAGCGGGCGACAACGGCCGAAGCCCGGTCCCGACAAACGCCTCCACCCGGTGCACAAAGGATGGGTCATCGTAGCCGCGCCGCGACGGCCCGATTCTGTAGTGACGCGCGAGGTCGCGCGCGGCCGCAGGAAGGTCGATCTGCTTGGGTGCGCCGTTCATTAGGACAACGTAGCTACCGACTGGCCACCCTGATGGTGCGACTGACTCGGTACCTGCCTGACCGCGCAGCCGCAGTGTTAGATCGTACGTCCCAGATGCGACCAGAGTGGCATTCGCGAACTGGAAAAGCTCCCAACGGTCAGAGGAGCCGTCGCCGATCGCCATCAAGTTGGCGCCGTTCAACAGCTGGTCGGGCCCGACGGAAATCAGGGCACCGCCCGAGACCTTGACCCGAAGCGCGCCCCCCCTGTCCCACAGTCCTGGCACCGCGACACCGAGAGCGCTCTGAGTCCGCCCAATCACCGAACGCGTGGCGATCACCCGGTTCAACTCGTATCCCGCGTCACTGTCAGAAGAATAGACAGCCGCAGATCCCGGCCAGGGCGTCGCAGTCACAGCCAAATGCGGCTGATGCGGGACCTCCCGTCCGGTCATCAGCGGCAGATCGAGAAACAGCGGGAACACCGGCACAGGCGCGGCGAAACTGCGCGGCGTGACACGTTCCTCCGCCTCGTCGGAGGGCTCGTACACCGTCGGCTCGACTCTGACCGCCTCCATGGCGATCGCGCCCGCATGCTCGACTTGATCGATCCGGTAGCGCCCGGCACCGCCGAGGTCGACCACGTCGCCCGCGCCCAGATGGCCCAGGGACGGCGGCAAGGCGAAGCGCGCGCCATCGCGCGCCACCCGCGCCTCTGCAAGCCAACGCTCGACGATCCGCTGCCCCTCCGACCGTGTGAGAGCCAAGGCGAGCTCAGACTGCGCCACACCACTCGTCACTTCATCAGGAAAGACCGCTTCCGATGCGCGCGCTTCGTAGTCACCCTCCGCTTCGACATAATTTAGCCGAACGCGGCCAGCGACCTCCGCCTCAGTCGCGCGCTGGGTCTCCACCCAGCCGCCGGTTTCCTCACCAACCGCAAAGTCACTACTCCCCAGCGTGGCATCAACCAGCCCGTCGCGCATCGCGAAGCGTAACACCCCGTCTCGCTCGACCGCCTCGAACCCATAGCCGAGCATCAGCGGCTGCAATGCCGAACGCCCGGTCGCAATGTCGGCGACGCTGTAGCCACGAACGAGACCGTAGAGCCCGCCAACGTCGACGGCATCGACACTTGAGCGTGCGCAGATTTCGGCCACGACGCTCGACAACGGCTGCGCCGATACGCGCCCCGTGATCCAGTGGCCGCGAGGGTAATTGTCTCCGTCCGCCCAGACATCGACATTTGCGGGGAACTGTGGGAATGGCCGCGCGTCCCACGCCCAGACGTGGGCGCGGTCCATATCAATCATCGGCGCGCCGTATTCGGAGGAAACCGGGTTGTTCGCCGGATCGCGCCAGAAATCGATCATGGCGCGCAGGTACTGCATCTGGATCAAGTCATCGCGCCGGCCGTCGGAGTAGTTCGGAAGGACCGATTCCGAGGACTTGGGGTCAAGGAACTTGTTTGGCTCGTTCGAACCCTTGTCGATCGCCGCGCAACCGAACTCAGTAAACCAGATCGGCTTCGATTGCGGCACCCACGGGCTCTGCGCACCCATTGCACCGCCCACACGGTCGATGTGGGCGTTTTCCCACCAAGACCGAATGTCCTTGTAGCGCCAGATCCAGTCATCGCCATAGGCACCATCAATGATCGGCGTGCGGATCTGGGCATCGCGATGTGTCTGGCTTTCGTAATACCAGTCGTAACCCTCGCCACCTGCGATGTTCGCCTTCAGATAGTCGAGATTGTAGATCGATCCCCAATCGGCATCGACATGGTCCTCCTCGTCGCGCCAATCGGACAAGGGCATGTAATTGTCGATGCCGATGAAATCGATGTTCGGATCGGCCCAAAGCGGGTCGAGGTGGTAGTAAAGATTGCCCGTTCCCTCCTGATAGCCGAAATACTCCGACCAGTCGGCGGCGTAACTGATCTTGGTGCCGGGGCCGAGGACGGCCCTAACCTCAGCCGCCAGCGCCCGCAGCTCTGCAACCGCCGGAAAGACATCGCCTGCCCCCCGGATCTGCGTTAGCCCGCGCATCTCCGAACCGATGCAGAACGCATCGACCCCGCCCGCCGCGGCACAGAGATGGGCGTAGTGCAGCACGAAGCGGCGATAGGACCACTCCGCAGGCCCGGAATAGCTGATCGACGTCCCGCTGGCCGAAAAGTACGACGGTTGCACGGTCCCGAAGAACGCGGCTACTTCCGCTTCAGCGGCGGCCGTCCGGTCGGGCGTTCCCGCCTGACCCGGCGCGGTCGAAAGCGTAATGCGACCACGCCACGGCAGGACAGGCTGATCTGCCGCGCCGGTCCATGGATCGGAAAGGCCATTTCCTGCAAGTTGCTCCATCAGAATGAACGGATAGAAGACGACCTTTTTTCCCTCGGCTTTTATGGCTGCGATCGCCTCCACGACCGCGCGATCCGCCGGGGTACCGCCATAGATCGGCCGACCGGCATCCCGTATGACCTCTTCCGCCTCGGCGCGCGCGATCCCGCCTGACCGCCACGGCATGCCGACACCGTCGAAGCCGGTATCCTCGACCTTCGGCTTCACCGAACATTGGCCACACCGCAGGTCATCCCCAAACCACGACACGACAAGCGAGACCGAGCCGCAGCCTGGCAGTTCCTCGGCGAGGGTCTCAAGCGACACCGCCAGATCAGTCTTACCTCCCGGTGTGTGGATGTTCGCCGATACGTTCTGCCCGATGCCATGCGCGTAGTGCACTGGCGTCGTGGCAAGCGAGTATTCCCCCGTCCCCGGTATCAGCGCGACGCCACTGATCCCACGCGTAAGGTCGGTCACCTCGTCGATCCCGGTGCCCTGCGCTGGCCGCGCGACTTCGAAGTTGAACTGCGGTACCCGGTTACCGAACTGGCCGAGGTCCAGATCCTCGAACACAACGTATGCCACGCCGCGATAGGCGGGCACCTGCCCTGCGCCTTCGACGGCTTCCATCTTCGGATCGGGAAGCTGGTCTTCGGACCCGGCATAGATGCGCATCGTCACGTCATCGCGTGAGATCTCGACGCCGTCCGCCCAGATCCGCCCGACCCGCGTGATCTCGCCCTCGCAGAGCGCGACCGCAAGGCTCACCGAATAGGAATACTCCGTCACCCGCGGCGTGGCCGGCGCACCCTTGCCGCCGCCGCCCGACGTGCTCGTCGTCTCCAGAAAGCGCGACGCCCAGATCACCTGACCCGCCACTCGCATCCGGCCCCAGACGAGGCCGACGGGCGCACCTTCGCTCGCACCAGTGAGACGGAATCGATCCACGCGCCCGGTCTCGACCGCGCGCGCACCCGACCCCAGCAGCCGCTGATCGATCGCCCGACCAAGCGTCGCACCGATAGCGCGCCCGATCATCGCTCCCGACAAGCCCAGGACAGAGCCTCCGAAACCGGCTCCAGCCGCAGCCCCGGCGGCTGAAAGCAAAATGGTGGCCATGTCGACCCTCCTTCAGGGAAATTCGAACCGCGCCACGACGCGGCGTTGCCACGGGGCAGAGAACGGGCTCTCGACCACTCCGTGCCCGGAATAGGCGTGAATGAACGTGGCCCGGCTGCCGGTTTCGCCCACTAGTCCTAGATGCTTGGCGACCGACCCCGCCCGCATGCGGAACAGAAGCACCTCTCCTGCGTGGGGAGAATCCTCAGGGTCGCACTCCCGCAGATGCCGAGTAGCCGCCGCCCATAGTCGTTCCGTCCCTTCGGGCTCGGACCAGTCTCGAGTGTAGGCCGGAACCGCCTCCGGCTCGGCCCCGTAAAGACCGCGCCAAACACCCCGCAACAGGCCTAAGCAATCCGCACCCGCGCCCTGGGAGGATGCTTGATGGCGATACGGCGTCCCGATCCAACTTCGCGCGATCTTGACCGCGCGCGGACCCGCCGCGCTCATCCGCGCCGGCTCCCGCCATCGTTGACGCCCGCGCTGAGCGGATAGGACATGAGCCAGTCCTCGCCCGGAATTTCAGGAAAACCCCGGAAGTTATCGAAGTTTGCGAACTTCAGCCGACAGGTCTCGGCCCGCTTGTCGCAGCCCGCCTCTATCCGAACCATGTCGCCCGGCGCGGGCGCGATGCCAAGCGCCTGCCACAGTTCCACCTCACGCGCATCTCCCGCAACAAGCCGATCATTCTTGATCGCTCCAATAAGCCCCGCGGCGCTGCCGGTCAGCACTCGGAGCCGACCCTTCTCGAACCATCGATCCTCATAGCCAGCGAACGACGCGAAACCGAACACGTGCGCGTTTTCGGCCGTCTCGACAGGCCGCGCCTCGGAATAGCCAGGCTGATCGAGATCGAACCGACAACGTCCATCCCCAAGCACCGCTGAACAGCGCGCGTGATAGATCTGCCCCTGCGGCTGGTTGAGCCCCTCGGCAAGACCACGCAACTCGGCATTGAACGCCCCACCCGACCGCACGATCTCGCCGAGCGTGCCCCTGAATTGAAGCACCCGGACCGAGACATCGGCCCAGTTAACCAGCCAGCCTGTCACCTCGGCGCCATCATAGCGGCCGGCAAGAATATCCTCCTCGGTGATCGCGTCGGAACGTAGCGCGCCGAAGGCTTCACTGTTGTCGACCGACAGGCCCGTCGCCTGCTGAATCGCCTTCGCAGTCAGACCGGAATCGGCGCGAAACGCGATGCCGTCGAACGCAATGTCGCGGTCGTGATCCGTGAAGCCAAAGACCTTACCATCCTTGCGCGACACGGCGAACGCGCGCGCCACCGTCGTCGCCCCGCTGGCCAGATGGTCCTTCATCGTCTGCGGATAGCTAGTCACAGGCGCACCTCGACGACGGGAACTTGCGGCACGTCGCCTGCCTGAAACGAAGCGACCGATACCTGAATCCTGTCGGTGTCGAACCGCACCGGGACATCGAATTCGCAACCCGCTGTGATCCGCTCATCGACGGCGGGCGGACTCGCGAAGGTCACGACGCCGGTCGCCGCGTCCACCGAATAGTGCACGCCGTCCTGCAACTCGTCGCCCTGCAGCCCGATGCGCACGGTGCCGGCGACGGGTTTGGCGATCACCCGAACCTGCGACTCGGCCCCCGACGCATAGGTCTTGATCAGCTGATAATCGGTCGTGCTGCCATCGCCGATCCCGATCAGCTGGTCGTCGAAGCGCACCTCCGCCGAGGCCCGGCAAGACTTGAAGTCCGACCAGTCCTTCCAGCGAAACGCATTGAGCTGTCCCTGCCGCGCCTCGAAGAACGCAATCAGCTCGCCGATATCGTCGAGACTGCGCAGGCTCACGCCCGCGTCGTAGCGCCTGCGCGATTGCGCCCAGGGCGTGTTCCGCTCCTCGTAGCCGTTGGTCAGCGCGACGATCTCCGTCCGCCGCTCCGGTCCGCCGACCGAGCCGAAGCTCAGATTGGCCGGAAACCGCACCTCGTGAAACGCCATGTCGCCCTCCTCACCTGTTCCTGTCGCCGCGCGAGAGAGCGCGCGCCATCTGCGCCGCGATCTGGCTCTGGCTGCGGGCGAAGCCCTGCACGTCCGGCGTCGTCACATTCATCACGATGCTGACCGGACGCCCGCCGCCCGATGCCTGAACGCCCAGCCGGCCATCTGCGCCGCGCGCCAGCGGCATGATTGCCTCGGGCCCCGCCTCGCCCATCAGCCCGCGACCATTTCGCATCGGGAACATAGTGGGCGACGACACGATGCCGCCCCTCGCGAAGGGCATGACGCGGCCTTGCGAAAAGCTTCCGCCCTTCTCGAAGGGAAAGAGCCCGCTCAGCAGCCCGTTCATCCCCTGCGCGATGGCGCCCCCGACCGCGTCCTGAATCGGCTTCATCGCCACGCCGTAGACGCTGTTCACCATCGTCTGGGCAACCTGCTTCAGCGCATCCGACAGTTTCATCCCGTCGAAGATCAGCCCATCGAACGCGCGCCTCAGCCCCCCGCCGATGCTCCTCGACAGGGTGCCGACCTCGCGCCCCGTGAAAATTATGCTTTCCCGCATGCGGCCAAGCTCGGCGTCGAAAGCCGCCGCCATCGCCTGCGCGCCGCCGAGGCTCGTCTCCAACGCCGCCGCCTGCGCGGCGAGCCCCTCGATCCCGTCCAGTCCGTCCGTCATCGGCATATCAGTTGTCCCTTGTCTCAATGGGCGCATCCGGCCAGGCCCGCGCAAGCTCTTCGAGCCGCGCGCGGTTGAGCGGCGGTACCGCCGCCGGATCACCCAGCAAGATGACCAGCTCCGCCGGCGTCAGCCGCCAGAACGCATCCGGCGTCAGCCCGAGCCGGCCGAGACCCGCCCGCATTAGCCCCGGCCAATCCACCGCGCTCACCCCGCCTCCGGCACCGTGAAGGCACGTGTTAACAATTCCGCCGCGACCCGTGCCGCCTCGACTGGCCCGCCGCCGACCTCGACCTTCAGAAGGTCCGCGCCCGAACCCGTCCAGCCACCGCCCCGAAGGCCGGCGACGATCAGCATCAAGACGTCGCGCGTCGAAAACCCGCCCGCCTCGAACCGCTCGACAAGCTCGATCAGCGTCCCGGTCCGAAGCCCCGCCTCCAGCTCCGCCAGCGCCCCAAGTGTCAACTTGGCCACGTGGCGCTCGCCATCGAGCCAGACCGCGACCTCCCCCGTCCAAGGATTGGCCATCAGATCGCCGTGAAGTTCAGCGCGCCCGCCGAGGCCAAAGACAACTCATAGGTCGCCTCGCCGTTGTAGCTGCCCGCATATTCGATCGACGTGATCTGGAACGGCCCCTCGACGATCCCAAAGTCCGGGATGATCACCTGGAACTGCTCGACCGTGCTCCCGAAGAAGATCTGCCGCGCCCGGTCATCGGTCGCGCTGTCCACGAAGACGCCCGACCCCGAAACCGAGGCCGACCGCACCCCGGCACCGCCCAAAAGCTCACGCCAGCCGCCCTGGCTTTCCAGACTCGTCACATCGACCGTCTCGGCGTTGAAGCTGATCCGCGTCGCCCTCAGCCCCGCGATCGTCGTGAATTGCCCGCCCCCGGTCAGGTCGAGCTTGATCAGAAGGTCCTTGCCGTTCTGGGCAGCCATATCCGTTCTCCGATAAGTGAAAGAAGTGGGCGGTCAGCAAAGAACCGACACCCGAAATTGTGGATGGCGCGAACTCGCACCGATGCAGTCCCGGGTCAGGCCCGGAGCCTCAGCCTCAGTCCTCGATCCGCGCTCTGAAGGTCAGGTCGATCCGCCGCACATCCGCCTTCTCGACTCGCCGCGCCCGCGCCGCCAGGAACCAGATCCCCACGAGCCGCCCGCGCGCCAGGATCAGCGTCGCCCCGGTCAGCGCATCCGACACCGCAGCGGCCACAGCCTTGGCGTTCTGAAATCCCGCCTGATCAGTCACGACGGAGACCGTAAACTCATGAAATGCGCCCCGGCTGACTTGATCGGAAGCATCGCGCACGTCCTCGGGCCCGATCGAGACATAGGTCCCCGTCACCGTCCCCGGCGGCACCGCATCGTAGATCGCGCCCGAGACAAGGGCGTCCAACGCCGAATCCGCCGTCAGCCGCTGGTAGATCGCCGCCTGCAACGCGGCCGCCGCTCCGTAGCTCATGCCACAACCTCCTCCTGCGCGAAGCAGGTCAGGTAATGCCCGCCGGCATCGGCTTCCGTGACGGCGGTGATGCGGAAGATCCGCGTCCCGTCCCTGAACCGCTGATCGGGCTTCGGCCGAGACGGCGCGCCCTGCGGAGTCGCCCGCACAGTGATCTTGTAGCCGACCGACGAGACGGTCACGAATTCCCCCGCCCGCTCTCGGCCTGAGCCGGGATCGACCTCGGCCCACAGCGCGCCCAAAGCGACCCAGTTCAGTGTCCAGCCGCCTGCGCCGTCCGGCACGCGCTGCGCCTCTTCAAGCACCAGCTTCCGGTTCAGCCTCGGCGCGCTCATGCCGCACCCCCGCCAAGAACGCGCACCGTCCGCCACCGCTCGATCAAGGCCATGACGCCGAAGGGCATCGCCTGTCCGGTCCCGGCCTCGTGCCGGTTCTCGTGATACTGCGCCGCCAGAAGAAACGCCGCCTGCCCGAGGTCCACCGGCACATCGGACCAGGCCGGCCCGAAGCCCGCAGTGAAGACCACTTCGGCCACCCCACCCACCGGGATCCCCGGCAAGAGCGCGCCATTGGCCACGATCTTCGGCCGGTGCGCATCCCGCTCCAGCCGGTACCGCGAAGGGTCGATCAGATCGGCCACGCCGTCGCGGTCCCTCACTGTGACCGACACAACCGCGCTGACTGGCGCCACCGGAAAGGCCTGGCAATCTGGCCAACGCCACGCATTCAGCTCCAACAGATGGTCCCGCGAGATCAGCGCCTTGCCGATCCTCCCTTCCACAGCCGCCAGGGCCGCCCTGAGATAGCTTTCGACTAGCGCATCCTGCGACCCGTCATCGGCGAACCCGGTGCCAAGCCGCAGATGGTCCTTGAATTCCGCCACCGGCAAGACCGCCTGCGGCACCGGTGTCATTTCGCTCAGCATCATGGATATCTCCGATCGTCGCGCCCCTCGCCTTGAAAGACGGACGCGGGCCAACCTCGCATTGCTCGGACGGAGGGAGCAGCTAGACAACACGAGGGCAAAGGCGACCCGCGCCCGAACGGCCGGGACCCGAAAGCCCCGACCAACTCGCGAGCCTCTTACGAGACGGCGAATTTCAGAAGCTTGATTGCGGCAAAGTCGCTCACGTCGCCGCCCACGCGCTTGGAGGCGTAGAAGAGGACATGCGGCTTGGCCGAGAACGGATCGCGCAGCACCCGCATGTCAGGTCGCTCGGCGATCGTGTAGCCATTGTAGAAATCGCCGAAGGCGATGGCATAGGCGTCAGTGCCAATATCCGGCATGTCCTCGGCCACCAGCACCGGATAGCCCATGAGCCGCGCGGGCTCGCCGGCGGCAAGACCGTCCGACCACAGGAACCGACCATCGGCATCCTTCATCTTCCGCACTGCACCTGCGGTCTTCGAGTTCATCGCGAAACTTGCGTTCGCTCGGTACTCGGCGTTCAGCGCGTAGACGAGGTCGATGATCGCGTCCGACGCATTGGTGGCCGAGAAATCGCCTGCAGCCCCCGTCGGCACATAGCCGAGCGATCCCCAGGCCCAGACTCCATTGTCCACCGCACTGTGGGTCAGGAAGCCCTTCGGCTTGTCCAGCCCGTCGCCCGAAATGAACGCCTGCGCCTCGGCGCGCGAGAACTTGTCCGCGATCCGCTCGGCGAGCCAACCCTCGACATCGAAAGCGCTGTCGTCCAGCAGACGCTGGCTCGCCTTCGGCATCGCCGACAACTCGTGCAGCGGGATCGATATGCGGTCGATCTGCGGCGTCCCCGTCTCGCTGATCGAGCCGGTTTCTGTTGCCCAGCCCGAGCCGAGATCGGTGTGATCAACGAGGACGTCGAACGAGGTCGCCTCGACGCTCACGACATTCGCGATGGCGCGCAGCGAGGAGGTCGACTTCAACACGCCCCGGATACGGTCGGACGTTTGCGGATCGACGAGGAACCCGCCCTCTGCATTCACTTGCGAGTTCAACGCCTTGCCCTCAAGGGTCAGCCCTCGGAGCCCATCGTCATCGCCCGAACGCAGATAGGCCGCGAACGCCTTTTTGTGAGGCGCCTCGCAGTCGACGGCCGTCGAAAGAACCGGGCGCCCGGGAGTGTACGATTTGCGATCCAGCATGGTCAGTCGCTCTTCCTGTTGTTGCAGCTTCGATTTCATGTCGTCCTGAAAGCCCTTGAACTCGCTCAGGAAACCCTGCAGCGCAGACTTCACCTCCTCGGCCGGCGCGTCGGACACGCCTTCCCCGGCCCGAGCCTTCGTCTCGGTCTTCTTCATACCCATCACCTCAAGTCAGGGGTTGCGTCGCACGGGCTGATTCATCGGCCCGCGACTGTCCGGCGCGCCTGATCGAACAGCGCCGCCAGTTCACGCAGTTCGATGGCTTCTGGCGAATCGCCTTTTGCCCCGAACCGCGCCTCGGGAAGCATCGGAAAGGTCACCAGGGACACCTCCCAAAGCTCCACCTCGCGAAGAAGCCGTAGCCCCTTCGCGTCCTTCTCCGCCGTTACCGTGCGGTAGCCGATGGACAGACCGTCGATCGCGCCCGCCGTAACCAGGGCCGCCGCCTCGCGCCCCCTCTCGACCTCGGTCAGAAGACGGCCCTTGACCTTCAGCCCACGCCTGTCCTCGACGATCTCATCCCAGACGCCGATCGGCTGGGCGGGATCGTGCTGCCACAGCATCCTCACCGTCCGGCCTTCCGTCTTCATCCGGGCGAGCGACTTACCGTAGGCGCCGGGCATCACGACATCGCCGCCCTGATCTGTGATGCCAAAAAGCGAAGCGTAGCCCTCGATCCTGCAGCCATCCGTGACGGCAATGTCCTCACCCAGCCGGCAGAACTTCATCTCCAACCCGTAATCACTTGTCATCATGTGATATTTCCTATTTCGGCCCGAATTCAATCACCGACTGCACCGCTTGACTAAGGATCACTCCGACGACCCCGAAGACCGTCATCCAAAGCCGCTTTTCGACCCCGAGGATCATCGCCTCGATCCGCTCCAGCCGTTTCTCGACCGTCTCGAACTGCAGGGCCATGATCCTTTCGGTGGCCTCAAAGCGGTGCTCATGGGCGCACTCGAACGGCTCCTTGAGATAGCGCGACCCCGCCCCGGCCATCGTTAGCCCTCGTCCGCGAGGGGCGGCAGGCCGAGAATGCTCCGCTTCTCGGCATCGGTCAGGAACGCCGCCTCGCCGACGCGCCTCCACTGCTGATCCCGTTCGGCTGCGAGCGCGGGCACCTGGTCCAGATCGGGTCGCAGCTCGATATGTTCGCCGAGATGCGTTGACAGCCAGTAGCTGACCGCCGCCGTGACCCGCGTCGCAAGCGGCAGGATCGTCAGCCGATAGAACGCGCGGTTCGCCTCCTGGTAGTTGGCGTAGGTCGCGTCCCCTGGAATGCCCAGAAGCATCGGCGGCACTCCGAAGGCCACTGCGATCTCGCGCGCCGCCGCCTCCTTGGTCTTCTGGAACTCCATGTCCGAAGGCGAAAAGCCCATCGGCTTCCAGTCGAGCCCGCCTTCCAGCAGCATCGGGCGGCCCGCGTTCCGCGCCCCCTGATGGTGCATCTCCATCTCATGGATCAGCCGGTCGTACTGGTCGCCCGACAGCTGAGCCTGCCCGTCCGCGCCCTTGTAGACGATCGCCCCCGAGGGCCGCGCGGCATTGTCCAGAAGCGCCTTCGACCAGCTCGACGCCGAATTGTGGACATCCACCGCCACCGCCGCCGCCTGCATCGGCGACAGACCATAATGGTCGTCCTGCGGATGAAACGACTTGATGTGGCAGACCGGATCGACCGGCCCGGTCATGTCGAAGCGATGCTTGCGCCCGCCGACCGTGTAGTCATAGGCCACCGGCCAGCCATCCGCTCCCGGCACGAGGCTCATCCGGTCCGAACGCAGGATGTGCAGCTCCGTTGGCAGACCGCCGCCTACAGCTTCGACATAGCCGTTCCCGCTCAGCAGAAGCTGACCGTACAACGCCTCGAACAGCTCCGCCCGCCCCTGACCCGGATTGGGCCGGCGCATCAGCTCGATCACCGGATGCACATCGTAGCGCCGCTCCCCATCCTGGCAGATCAGCGGCAGGGCGGCGGCCGCCTCGGCGATCAGCTTCACCGCCCGAAAGCCGACCGGATTGCCCGAGAACCCAGTCTTCGTCAGGCTCACCGCGTCCCGCGGCGACCATGCCACGCGGCCCGACGATCCCCAGGCCACGACCCGCCCCGTGGCCGAAGCCTTCTGCTCCGGAACCGCGCCCTCGGCGCGCCGGAAGAAATTCCATGCCATCGCAATTCTCCTGTGTCCGCCCGCATCGGGACCCGCCGGCCTCGACCTCAGGCCCGCTCTTCATCTTGGCCGAAATGCCTTTGGGGGAGCCCCGGACCCGATCCGGGGCGCGGGGGGCAGACAGCCCCCCGTCCGGCGCGCGTCACAAGCGCCTGACCTGCGGTCTCCGCCACTTCGCCGCCGGCTCCACGATCAGCTCGGTCAGCGCCCAGACCAGCGCATCCACCCGGTCGGGCGATCCGTTGCCTTCAAAGCCACGCGCCGTCATGCGGCACATCTGGTCCTCGAGCGGCCCGAGCCCCCGCACATGCTGAACCCGCCCCTGCTCGTAAAGCGCCGCCACCGGCTCGGCCCGCGCGACCTTGCCGCGCGATGCGTGGACCGCCCGGTAGGCCACCGTCGGATCGACCTGTCGCACGACGCTTTCGACGAGTGCCCCGCCCTGGTTGACTTCCGCCACCAACCGGTCCGCGCCGTGCCGCTCCATCGCCGCGACCGCCGCCCGCGCCCAGGTATCGGGGCTCGCCGCGCTCACCGAGGCATCCTCCAGAACCCAGGCCCGCCACTCCGACGGCGGCCCATCGGTCACCGCCCCCACGACGACGATGCCGCATTCGTCCGATCCCTTGTGCCCGGTAACCGGCGGATCGACCGCCACGACGATCCGACTCAGCCGCTCGGGCGCCCTGGACCGGCAGGCCTCAAGCCCGCCCGTGGTCCAGAGCGCCCCTTCCGCATCCTCCAAAAGCACGCCGTCCAGTTCCTGCCGGCCCAGCCGCGTGCCCGCATAGCGCGCTCGCACCTCTTCAATGAATGACGCCGCCAGATAGGCCTTGTTCGCTTCCGTCGGCGCCTGCGTAAGCACGGTCGAGGGGTTCTGCAGGATCGCTTTCAGCACGCCCACGTTCTTTGGCGTCGTCGTGACGACCTGCTGCGGATGAGTGCCGAGACGCAGCGCAAATTGCAGCATGTCCCAGGTTTCCTGTGCCTTCTGCCACTTTGCCAGCTCATCGACCCAAGCGGCGTCGAATTGCGGGCCACGCAGACTGTCAGGGCTGAAGGCGGAATAGACTTCGCCCACCGCCCCGTTCGGCCAGACGAGGCGCTTGCGCGTCGCCTCCCAGACCGGCTTCCGGTCGGGCGGCGACACGTCGAGGATTCCGCTATCCCCGAAGATCATGACCTCGCGGACCTGATCCACCGTCTCGCCGACCAGCGCCACCCGCCGGGCCTGACCGGGGTCCAGCGGCCGTGGCCCCTCGACCTGCGACCGGACCCACTCGGCGCCGGCGCGCGTTTTGCCCGCGCCGCGTCCGCCCATGATGACCCAGGTCTTCCAAGCGCCCTCCGGTGGCAACTGGTGCGGCAGCGCCCAGAACTCGAAGAGCCAGGGCAGCGCCATCAGCGCCTCGTCCGACAGCCCCGCAAGGAACTCATCCACCATCTCCGGCGTCGCGGAGGCGAGCCAGGCGGCGGCCGATTTCATCCCGGGCCGCATCGAGGTCGAGCGCGTAGTCGTAGGCGACTCCGGCTTCCAGCTTGTCGAGTTTCGCAACCTTCGCCCTTTCCTCGAAGACCATCAGAAGCGCCTGCCGCAGATCCCGGCAGGACCGCGTGGCCTCCTTTAGCTCGTCGAATTGATTCCGTTTCAGTCGCTCCATCGCGGCATCGATCTCCGCGATCAGCGCCCCGAGAAGCCCCACGGCCTGATCGACCATGGACTGGTCTTTCGGCCCTTCGACCGCATTCCCCGTTGTCAT